GGATTCCTGAAAGTTTCCGCTGCTTCGGCTCAATACTATGCGTTAAGTAGATGCCAGTATTATATCATGCTGGCTGGACGCAGTCAATTATATACTAGATATATAGATTAAGAATAATTAATACTACCACACTACTAGCCATGTGGGTACGAAACTAATTAGGAGTAAATTCCTAGTGTTAATTAATTCTTATTTACTGTATAATTGATGAAGTTCGGGTGTAAATAATAACACCAAGCATAACTAGATTTGCATACTAACTACGTATGCCCAATATACGGGAAATAATGAAATTTTATTTAAGATGATGGGTGGCTTTGGAGGATAACTCCATGTTAGGCCTGTTATTTGTTTTAACTTAACAAATAACTTGAGACCCGAAAGGGTATTCCACCGTTCATCAGCTATAAAAGATTATTACGTACTCTATATTGTGGATTTCTAGGATAGCGAAGACGTTAGTGCTTTAAAGAAGATTTAAGTGGCTGGAAACCACTACACACTAACCAGTTGTAGTCTGTCTCTACACTTTCCTCATTAGTATATGCGAGGATAGTACTGTTAAATTACTTCAACCTTCAAATTCTAATTACAACCATGACCACAACCACGCCCCAACCAGCTTTACATTTAACACATCCAATTACTTCCATTTCAAAACAATCAAATCCAGTTTATTACGATTGTCCAAATTATGAAACAATTAGAACCGTAAGGTATATTAACAAAGTCAAAATCTCTGAAATTTTAGGCGAAATAAAGGAATTTCCTTTACAACCCATTAGCCCATTCGACGCGGATTGCTCAGGATTAAACTCACACAAAGAAACAATAATGTGTGGGGACAGCGATAATTTAACTTACAAAAATTTGAAGAAAAATCTTTACAAACATAAAAAATCAAAATACTTATTACATGCTCAACCAAGTATTAACAATGAAAATAAATATAAATTGGGGTTTGAAACAAAATTTGACCCAAAGCAAAATATTATAGCTACTAAATACGTAGTACCAATTAACGGAACAACATTTAAAGCAAAATTAGTTACATATCCAAGGGAAATCAATTATGATAATAGTGAATTTAAATATAAATTCAGTCACTTGGGATTTATTCAAATTAAAATCAATGACATATTTTGGGATATTGCTATATATAAACAAATAAAGAAATTACCAAAATTAAGTTGTTGTTTAAACATATTTAATTGTTGTTCTAATTATAATCCTAGATTAACACAATTATTTAGACCAGTATTAGAACATACAATTATTTTGCACAAACATTATTTTGCTATTATCCAACCAGGAAATACGACCAGTGTCAATATATTTGATAATAAATATTATGAATTATTACATAAATACAAATCATCCTTAGCACAAGGCTTAGCAACAGATATGTCTTATGAGGGTGATAATTTTATCAAAAATATTTATTACCATGCTGGTGTCTTAGTACATGCAAATTTAATAACTTACGATACTAGACTGTATTATCAACTCAATCATTGTAACAAACCAACTAAACCACCTACTTTTAAACCTGCTAAACAACATTTTAGTACTACATTTTATATACCAACTCAAGAAATTTCTTTAACTATTGGTATGTTTGATGGTAGTTATATAATTATTAATGAAGACGGTAGGGATTTAACATTAAATGAAATGTTATATAACTTGGCTCAAGAAAGAAAAGCACCAAAAGCACCAGAATTTATTGAATTTACAAAATTTAAATCCAATACTGAATCAACACCTTTAATAGACTTAAACAAATTTACTAAATCAAAATTTGTAGGTAAAAGATTATGTCATATTGATACTGAACCATTATTAGGCATAATAGTACCTGCACATAAAGATGTTGAATCAAAACCAATCATTAACTCTTTGTCTCCAGATGATACAGATAAAAATGTTAAGGTTAATGTTTTGGGTTTCACTACAGGATCTATACCAGATAATAGTGAAATTGGGAAATTGCATGCTTATATAGCACGATACCATAATTCAATGGCTGCTGTAATAATAGAAAAACATCCAGATTTAGATAACTTAATGGATGAGTATGTTAAACAAGTTGTAAAGATTACAGGTACACTCACACCTTCACATTCCTCAAAAGCTGAAACAAAATATAAGGAATGGTTAAGTGAAATGAAACTAGGCATATTCCCAGAGAAGAATGTGCACAATATATTTGTTAAAAATGAAACATATACTACAATCAATAGAAATAGAGTTATTACTGATGCTGATAAAGCAACCACAATTGGATTATTAAAATATGTCTATCCAGCTCATGATGCACAATCAAAATTAGATGATCATTATGCTCCAGGTAAAGATAAAGGGGATTTAGACATTCACAGTGTACCAAACCATGTAGGATTGGATTGCGCTGGCCTTGATGGTTCCATCAGTATAATTTTGCGCAGATTAGAATATAAATTATTGCATGGATTGTATCCAAAACACAAAAAAGATATTTCAAAACTATTAGATAATGAAACATTAGGCATATTTAGAATATGTTCCATAGCTGGAATAAACCTGACGGTACCCACAATGGGATCTAGATTATCAGGATCAGGAATCACAGCTTATGGTAATACCCAAATTTTAAGATTCTTACAATTTGCTTATAGAGTTAAAGTGTTAAAAATGTCTGTTGATAAAGCTTACAGAGAATGCTGGGCTTATGGTGATGATGCCACGTTCCCACAAGAACATACTCAAGGTATAATAGAATTTGCTAGTACCTTTGGTATCAAGATAACAATTGAAACAGGAAATGTAGATGGTATCACATTCTTATCAGAATTTACCACAGCAGAAGGAAAAGCAACAGATATGCAAAGAATGATAAATAAAGCAACAGCTTTTTACACTAAATATTCTTTTGAAGTTGGATTCATAAATAAACTTCGTGGATATTATAACCCAAATAAAATCATTTGTGATGACCTATGCAATAAATTTACTCAGACACCAGTGTTTTCTAGATTTGGAAAGAGTGCCCATAATGTTATGTTAACTTATATCAAGTATTTAAAGATTGTTAATACTAAAACGCTTAATATAGGCAAAGTTAAAAGAGCATTCGTTCTAGATGAGAAATATGCACAAAATAGTAGTAAAGATCAAGTCACATATGATAATCAAATTAAGAATATAACTTTCATCCACAAAAAATATGAAATATTACTAGATAAATATGATTCATTAAACGAATACACATTTAAAACCTTTTCACTCAAGGACGCAGTTAATAATTTAAGATTACTGTTTGTTCAAGCCTTGAATGAATTGTCACCATTTGATGACAGATATCGTCTCATGAATGGTAAAACAAATCCTCAAATAGAAGGATTGTCAATAACACCAACTTGTATGGAATGTAAACCTTTAAATAAAGATATAATTAAAAGATTTTATGATGAAATAATGCGATTAGATAGATATAGTAAAGTAGATAGATTACATATATGTATTACTTTAGCGAATAAACATCATAAATTTTGGAAAAACATAGATTTGTTAGTTAAACGTGGAATTTTACCAGTTCATCTTAGAGCTGCAGCTAAGAAAAATTTTGAAATCACACAGAAACAATTATTAGACTTTAAAAACCTAAACAAACCAAAAACAAAAACAAAACAAAATGAAACAAACAAAAACAAAAACATACAAGAAAGTAAACAAACAAAAAATGACAAAACCAAACAAAAATGTAGTACAACAAGGAGGAACACTACAAACAATCAACAAAAACCCACCAAAAAGAGGAGGGTCTACAAAAAACTCTAACAGAAATGTTAGAGACATTGCAAGACAACTTAAATATGTAGATCATGATTATATAGGACAAATAGACTTATTCCCACCACAATTATTGGATAATGGAATTAAATTAGTAAAGAAATTGGATGTGGCACCTGCTACATTCAAAGGCACTAAATTAGAATTAATTTCAAATACATATCAATATTATAGATTCAATAAATTCCAAGTACACTATAAAACAAATTTACCAAATTCAATTAATGCCAGTTTTATAGCATTTATAGATCCAGATCCACTATCAAACATAGATAGTTCTAACTTAACCAGTGAAGATATATTACGTATTGCCAATGCACATCAAGGTGCAGTACAAGCTAATGTTACTAAACCCTGGATAGTTAGTTTACCACAAAGAAGAGATGATCAATTATTCTATGTTGGAGACAGTGGAGATGATAGACTAAGGAAAATGGGAACATTATACATTTATCAAGTAGGAAGAGCAACTAGATTTGATGGTTCATTCGTCACGGAAGAATTATCAGCTGGAACTTTAAACATGTATTATGAAATCATGTTCTCTTCACCACAACTACAACCAATGACTCGTATATATAATTATGAAACACTATTTAACACATTAAGGTTAAATATGTTGCCTGTTAATAAAATGACATATATAGCAGCAATTGCCTCAGCCGCAACTCTAGCAACAACTAAATATAGACAAGCAAACATTCAGATAACAACAAATGTTTTTCCAGGAAAAGGAAATTATCTTATTAAATTCATACCAGGACCATCATTATCATCAACTTGGGTTCGAACTGTCAGCTTATTTGCACTACCATATACTTATGGACCAGTGCCTTATAAAGCTGGTGGAACAAATCCAACCGACATGTTTTCGATGCTTGGGAGTACCATAACACAACCAGATTTTAACAATTTTATGATACAGAATTTTAATCATGCCACTAGACCACCAGGAGGTAAAGCAACAATTATGAATAATGATGTTGGCTCCCAGGTGTATCAATTATTTAATCCCGCACTATCGGAATCACAGATTAATGTTAATGACAATAATTTGATATATGTCAATTTAGCAAATGCTCCATGTAGTGGACAAGTACTAGTATACAATGATGATGAACATACAGTGTTAGTACAAGGGTTAGTAGAATATGATAATGCAACGCAAGCAGTAGACGCTGGATCACACCAAATACATTTACAGTTAGAAATATATAAAGTAGTTGGCTTACCAGATCCATTAAAACCTATAATGCCATCTTTAACAGCAATACCAACTAGATTTGATCTTTAAATGATGATGCTGATATAATTTAATCGAGTGTTTAAATTATGCCCTTGGTCACCATTTGCAATGTCAGTAGTTTTTCTTAAATCTTAAATCCAAATTAAGG